CGCGTGTTTTTTTTTTTTTTTTACTTTAAACATAATAGCAATGTTATGTCCTTTTCATGGAGTTGAGCCCATGTTAAAGAATTATAGGATCCTTCGGGACCTTAACCATTATTATAATGGATCTATTCTCTCGCCATCGAAATGGCAGTTGAGAGATTCCTCACATTAGTTGAGGTTTTACTTCCGACGGAAATCGGAAGAACCTTCTGACGTCGAAGGTTATTGAAATCAATTTTCAAACTCGGTCCTGAATTCATTACCGAAATGGAATTAACATCATTCCATACATAGCCAAAGAATTGACTATTAACCAACCTCTCAAGGTTGGCAAAGCTAGTAAACCTAGCCTTCCCCAGCTGAGCCAGGGTATCAGACGACTTTCTAATCGTCTTTTTCCAAAACTTTTTGGAATCCTTAACCCATTGGTTAAATGTTCGTTGTTGTCTAACAACGTCATCTTCCGTAAGGAAGGTCTGAAAATTACAGACACGTTCAAACTGGTTGAACAATTCATTAAAAGGAATGAAACCGAGGCTTTGCGCCTCGTTATCGAGAGCCTCTCGATCTTCCATACCAGTGTATGGATCTGTGGGAATCACACAGTTGTAGACTTGTTCTACAATTCTACAAACACATTTGTTGTTATAAACCACTCTTGGTTTAATCTCAGAGGGAACCTCTGAGGAGGGCTCATAAAGATACCCTTGAATCTCCTTAAAGAAGATTTTCCGGGCCATTTCGACCTCGGATAGCCCATGCTTATTGCGGCTATTTAGTGACGAAAGGTCATTTAAAGTAATAATCTTACTTGCCGGGTTAGAGGTCCCTAAAACCTCAAATACAAAACCTATGTATTGCCAACCCCAATCTGGGATTTGTTTCTCAGTAATTGGGAAACCTAAACCACCACAATTTGGTGGAAGAAAGAAGGGCAAACGAAGGCCCTTCAATGCATCTTTATATGCATAATCGAAAACACTTCGATAAAAAGACAAAACAACTGTCTTCATATTTACTTCATCGAAGTAATCAAGTTGATTTCTCAACATACGACCCTTACCTAGGATCGAACTCCGATTATCGGAGTGTTGACGAGTCATTGTCGTCAATAAACGTGTCTTAATCACGTCAATATACTCATAACGAGTAGATCCATCATTAAGAAGTTTAATGAGTACATGATCTTCACAGAAGATCAATATCCGATAGGAGATACAATCTTTCCATGAAAGATCCATTCCGCAATCGCGGACAACTTTCTTAAAAAGTTCAATCCGCAATAAACTATCACGGATAGCTGCGACATCATCGCCGCAGATAGCGACGGGATCCCCGCCGAGTATGACTTCGTCAACAGAAGACCATAAAGGTCTTTGAACTGTATAATAATATGCAGAAATCTCCTCAAAGAGCAGATTAATTATCGTTAAAGTCATAAACGATAAAGGCTCGCCCATAAACGAACCACAACGATGCTCAATGTCACCGTTAATTTCATTACGAAATTTCCTATCGATTGATAGGTCCCGTTTAGCCCAAATTAAGGACTGAAAGACCCTAAAAGGGTGTGATCTTGGCAAAGGCCTAAGAAAGCCCTGCCATAGGGCTCTAATCACATTTAATGGGATAAGGTCAGTAGCTGACTTAAAATCGGAACTTTGTCCGATAGGGGAGGTATACCTAGTCTTACCTAAGTATTTAAGAAAACTCCACATCTTATTGGTGGAGCGGAGCCCAATTCGAGCTCTACCGTCCCTAGCGACGATTGGTTCAACCATGAACCGCATCGCCCTTTGTACAAGGGTGAACCAGGTCTGATTCTTACCTAAAGGGCGAGTTTTTGCGCCCGGCTCAGCCAAACAGGTGAGCTCTACCTTTGGAAAAGACAAGGGTTGATATCTTAAAATTAAAGATTTTCTCCACAAAGGGAGTTTCTTACCACAAGGTAAGAAAAGCCATATATCTGGTTTAATGGGCTTCTCAAGCCCATCCTGTTTGTCTAGGACAAACCACTCACCTTG